TATTGAAAAAAAAAATAAAGAGTTTATTGATTTCAATGAAAGCGATGTGTCGTATGAAAAACGCATTATGTTGATGAAAACGGACGATAGTATAAAAAATAAAGCCATTGAAAAATATAAAGAAATCACTACTAAAAGTGGGGATAATTCCTCCAAGGCTCAAACTTATTTAGATGGATTATTAAAAATACCATTTGGGATTTATAACAAGGAGCCAATTATTGGATTTTTAAATGAGTTTAGAACAAAATTCGTTTTACTATTAAAAGAGTTTAATATTACTATAGAAAATGACAAATTATCTTCCTACGAAATTAATAATACATTAGATACATACTCCAAGCAACTTGAAAAAACCAAACAATTTAACTATACTTATTTGTATAAGAATTTTAAATTAGCTCAACTAAAAACTATAGTTGATAAAATTAATACAACTATTAATACCAACCCAATTAAATACCCGAATCAAAATAAAAAAAATATCTGTAAAACGATAGTTGACTATTATAATGATGAACAAATTGAAACGGATGTAAAAAATATAATTCTTCAGAATTTTAATTTCAATACTAATGATTTATTTCACCATAAATTAAGTATATTAAATACCTCTTGGTTAGAGTATAAATTAACTAGTCGCAAATATATCAAAAATGTAGGAGATATTCTTGATAAGGCTATTTATGCACAGACCGACGCAAAATGTGAAATTAAAAGAATCGTAGCTCAGTGGATTAATGGCGACATGAAGGGCTATGTATTTGGATTTGAAGGACCACCGGGAACTGGTAAAACATCATTAGCAAAAAAAGGTATCGCAAAATGTTTAGGCGACCGACCCTTTTCATTTATTGCTATGGGGGGTAGTTCTAATGGAAGTACGTTAGAGGGTCATAATTATACGTATTTAGGATCCACGTGGGGGAAAATTGTTGATATTTTACAAGAATGTCAGTGTATGAACCCTATAATCTATATAGATGAATTAGATAAAATTAGTAATACCGAAAACGGCAAAGAATTAATCGGAATATTAACTCATTTAATTGATCCTAGTCAAAACGATGAATTTCAAGATAGATATTTTTCAGGGATTAAAATAGATTTATCAAAAGTGTTATTTGTGTTTTCGTATAACGATTTTAATAAATTAGACCCTATTTTGGCTGATAGAATACATCGAGTTAAATTTCATAATATAAAAAAAAATGAAAAAAAATATATTATAAATAACTATTTATTACCTGAATTTTTAAATACGGTTGGGCTACCAAAAAAATCGTTACTATTTGACGACACTTCGTTGGATTATATTATTGAAAACTATACAAGCGAATCAGGTATTCGTGGATTAAAACAAAAAGTATTTGAAATTGTCCGCGAATTAAATCTCCGAATTATCACAACTAATAATACGAATGATATTAAATTACCATTTACAATTACCATTGATACCGTAGAAAATATATTTTCAAATAATCCGAAAATGATCTCAAAGCGTATATCATTAGTCAATCATATTGGATTGGTGAATGGATTATACGCCACCGCAAGTGGGGAAGGTGGTATTACAGTCATCCAAGCCTTTAAAACCTATAGTGATGTAAAATTAAATCTAATAATTACTGGACAGCAAGGCGATGTAATGAAAGAGAGTGTTAGTTGCGCCAAAACAATAGCGTGGAACCTTTTACCTAAAAAAATAAGAAAAAATATATTAGACGATTTGAATGTTGAAGCTTGGGGAATACATATTCATTGTCCAGAGGCAGCCGTTCCCAAAGATGGTCCCAGTGCGGGCGCTGCGATCACATTGGCGATGATTTCGCTTTTCACCGGAATTCCAGTAAAAAATGACGTGGCTCTAACAGGAGAAATTGATTTAAATGGGCGGGTTCACGTTATAGGTGGGTTAGAATATAAGATTGAAGGTGGTAAAAAAGCGGGTATTAAAACGATATGTTATCCAAAAAACAATTGTCATGATATAGAATTAATTCGGAAACATAATGAGGAATTGTTTGAGAATATTGAACTGATTCCAGTATTAAATATATGGGACGTATTAGACATTTGTTTAGAGAAAAACGAGTTGGAATTTAATAGATTTTACTAAAAAGTTCATCAATTATTGACGTTTGGTCTTCATAATCATTTTTTAGTATAACTTTAATTATGAAGTATTTTTTTTTTATATTTATTAATAATAAATGAGTACATCATCAACATCAACCTCAACATCAACATCAACCCCCAGTTCTAGTTCTAGTGCCAGCGCCAGTCCATCCACTAAATCACGTATGTTTGCGGGGGTTAATGTCTTTAAAGATTTATTGAATACATTCGTGCGAATTATGCCATTGGGATTGTATTTTTTCACCTACTTTTCTTTAACATTATTCAGGGATTTGCGAGCAGGTGTTTTGCTTCTTGGATTAATATTAAATGAATTATTTGGTTACATTTATAAAAAATATGGTAAACTAACACCCAATATAGAATGTTCCATTTTTGGTAACGATAAATTAGATAAAGCGTTTTCGTTTATAAATAACACCCATATAGAAATTATTTGCTTTGTGGCAGCATTCTTTATATCTGATATGTGGTATAAAGATAATATGGATTGGTTCAAATTTAATTTCTTACTATTTATGATTATTGTAACAATATGGAGCCGAATGTCTATAGGATGTCAAAATGATTTACAGCTGGTAATTTTCAATGTATTATTTGGATTAATATTAGGAGGACTTTATTACTACTTTTTTTCAGACTACTATAAAAGCACCGAAAAAGGACTTTTGGAAAAAGAAACGTGTGATTTAGGATATAGTAACTATAAATGTGAAACTATTAAAGATGGCACAGTAATTGTAAAACATCCATATAAAAATAAAGCAGATGATAATACGGATGAGAATACCGATGAAATTTAAATTAAATTACTTAAACCTATTTGAATGGTATTGTATAATAATGGCGGAATTTGTGAAAAACGGTTTAATGAATGAAATCACAAAGGTATTCGAATACTATGATACTAAAATACTTAATCTTGAAACTGAAATTAATAGTTTGAAAAAAAATTGTGCCGAATTGAATACTAAAAATGTATTGATAAAAGAAGAATTGGAAAGCTTTTCAAAAGTTAGTATTATCAAAAGTTTAAACAATACATTAAAAGAAAAAGATGGTACGATAAAATACCTAGAATCACAAGTGAAAATTATTAATAAAAAACTAAATGATATGACTCTTAAGACTAAAGTCCCTGAACCAGTAGAGGAAACCGACCCTAAACCAGTAGAGGAAACCGTCCCTAAACCAGTAGAGGAAACCGACCCTAAACCAGTAGAGGAAACCGTCCCTAAACCAGTAGAGGAAACCGTCCCTAAACCAGTGGAGGAAACAAGTGATGAAGAGGAGGTGGAGGTTGATTTTATTGAAAAAACCCTTAGGAAAAAAACGTATTATATTACGGATGATGCAGACCGTGAAATTTACGAGAAACTTCCCAGTGGAGATGTAGGAGAATTGGTTGGTAAATATAACGATAAGGGGCGTCCGGTATTTTTTAAAAAAAATAAAAATTAGTAAAAACTATTATTTTTCTATTACACCTTTTAACATTTAAAATGCTTATTTATTTTAAAATTGATTTTAAGTTAAAATTGAATTATTGTAAGTTCTTTATAAAATAATATATACCTTTTATTTCATCTATGTCTTTACAATTCATGGATTCTTCTATTTGTTCCTTATACCATAATAATAAGTTTTTTATTTTTATTAAATTATGTAAATTTTTTGTTTTCGGAATTTGTTTAAGGTAATATTGAGTAATTTTACTAGCATTTGTTTCTAAAAATTTTTCTTTTATTTTTTCATTTTTTTCAATTGTTTTTATATTATCTTGTATATCAGTTGATAATTTATCTTTGTTAGTATTTAGTTTATTAAAATTTTTCTTTATGATTGCTATATCTTCCTCTTCTAACGCATTCATAATATCATCTTTTAGACTAATATCTTGTTTTTTAAATTTTAATTCATTATCAAAGTTTAAACTGCATTTATAATACTTATCATTTTTTTCTATAATAATATTTGTTTCATCGTTTACTACTTTAATAATTTGTCCACCAAATATACATTTTATAAAATATTTTAGATAACACTCCAGATCATTATATAATTTATTATTATTTTTTTCCAATAAATTATTAAATAATTTTTCATTTGAGTTTATAAGATTATTTATTATTTGTATTAAAGGATTATAAATTTTTTTATTCAAATCTTTAGCACAAGCTGTTGGCGTTGGAAAATCAATATCACTTACATTTGTAATTAATAGTTTATCGCCCTTATCTTGTTCATGACCTATAGCTGTTATTATAGGAACTTTTGATTTTTTTATTATATCAAATAATTCAATATGATCAAATGAGTTTGATATTTCTCCAGTATCACCCCCACCTCTGACAATAATTATTAAATCAGTATTTTGAAGTTTATCTATTGAATTCATACATTCCTTATATGTTTTTACACCTTCTAAAGTTATTTGTTGTAATTTAATATCTAGTGGAATATTAAACTGACTACAAAAATCATCATATCCTTGTGTGTTTTCTTTTGATATAATACCAATTCTTTTTATAATATTCCATTCTACTTTTTTTTTTTTTTCAAAATATCCTTTGTTTTCACATATTGATTTCAACTCTTTTAATTTCGTATCATTATCTTTTTTTGTTATTGACTTAACATTTATAATAAACTTATGTCCATAATAGTACTCTGCCCTCAAAAATCCAGTGATTATACATTTAGTATTAACATACTCTTCAATATTATTTGATTGTAATCCATCACGTTCCCATGCTTTACAATTTATTTTACTATCATTCATAGTTATATCAAATGAACAACCAGAACGTTTCCATTTTTTAAAATTAATTATATCACCAATTAAACTTAATTCTTGATAATTAGATGCTATATGTTCTGTTTTACACAATAGTAAATCATTTAATTCTTTTGGTTCATATATTTTATGTTTGTTTCTAGAATTTATTTCATTACTCAACTCTAAATCTAAATCAGTTTCGGTATCATCTGAAAATTCCATTTCATTATTGAAATCAAAATCCGAATCATTATCAGGTAAAAATTCCATTTCTTTGTAAACTTAAGACAATAATTCAATTTTAACTTAAAATCAATTTTAAAATAAATAAGCATTTTAAATGTTAAAAGGTGTAAAAACTATTATTTTTCTATTTATTCACATTATTGAAAACCGACATTTCAAAATCCGTGATATCAGGATTTATATCGGTTATACAAGATGTCAAATCCTCAATGGATTGATATATAACATGATCGGAGCCTAAATAGTCCGCTATTTCGGTAGGATTCCTATTATTTGCCACCAGTAATTTAGGGTCTTGTATATCTATGCCATAACGATTAACATACTTTATTTCTGGCGAACACGACCCAACAATTACCATATTAGCCCCATTATCCTTTAAAGCCTTTACCAAATATTTCAACGTATTGCCTCGTACAATTGAATCGTCGATTAATAATATATTTTTCCCCATTACCATATGTTCTAGTATCATAAACTTATGGTTTAAATTATGTTTTCTTTTTTCTTGGTTATCCATTATAAAGGTCCGATCCACATATCTATTTTTTATAATGACTTCTCGGTATTTCAGACCTAATTTATCGGCAATCATTATTGTGGATGGTTTACTGGTTTCTGGAACAGGTACTACATAATCTATTTTTTTTAAATCCAAATTATTATCATAAAAATAATCCGATATTTTCCTCGCCAACTTACTTCCCATATTTAAACGAGCATCATAAACCGATACACCGTCTATGATTGATGTGACATTAGCCACATATACCCATTCAAATATACACGGTCTTAACACCGCATTATCCACATAATTTATTTTTTCTATCTCAAACTTCATTTTCTTATAATCATTATTAAATATGATTGCCTCACCTGGTTTAACGTCCCCTAATATTTTATAATTTAAACTCTTTAATGAGGTACTTTCGGAAGAAACTAAATATGTATTGTCGGATACTCCTACAATTAATGGTTTTATACCATATTTATCTCTAATGGCTATCATTCCATATCCCTTTATATATAAAATAATACTATATGAGCCATCTAGCATATCGCTAATATCCTTTAACAGTTTCCTAATAATATCGGTGGTTATGGTTGATGATAGGCTTAATTTAAATAATAGTATAGTTAATAATAATTCAGAATCGCTGACTGCCTCTAATTTAATTCCAGTTCCTTTCAAAAACGCCCTATATTGAGGTTTAACTTTTATTTGACCATTATGCGCCATTATTAGTGATTCTTTATGAAATGGCTGGATTGACTCGTCGCACTTGGAACCCGTTGTCGGATATCTAACGTGACCGACACCAACCGTTGAGACATTCCCATATAATTCATCACCTTTAGTAATATTTATAGTATCGGTGTCAATTAAGCCTTGCTTTTTTATCACACATAAATTATTATTATTATTATTTATTGTGGTAAAGCCGTAAGAATCTTGCCCCCGATGTTGAATATAATATATACTTTGTAATAAGTCTTTTATAATAGGTTTATTCGAATATGAAATTATACCCGATATTCCACACATTATTATTATTATTATTGGTAGTATTAATTTTAAATGTTATTTATTTTAGTGAAACACTCGCTAAAATATCAATGGAAAACAAAAAAGAAAAGAAAATAAAAATAAATTATAGTTTTATTGTGGATATATATTTAAACCTTAACCGCCGATGAGGCTGCTGCGGCAAGTGATGCTTTTGATGGTGGGAAGTGAACCTTCATATATCTTTGCAAGTTAAAATAGGTAACTTCATCATTGGCCGCATTATTAAGCAACTTTTGAAGCTTCTTGTCAGGCTTAATTCTTCGTCGGTTTTCCGGATCTTGAAGTTCGTGTTCTTTGATATAACAAGTCAAAAATTTAGTAACCTCGGTTCTAGCAATTTCGGTACCTTTAGGTTGTCCAAGAAATTGACAAAGTTCATTAGAAATCAATGAAGGCTTCGCGAAACCACTTGGGGCGCGTTTCACTCCGTTGGGTTGAGTCTGTCGCTTGCGTTTAGATTTCTTTTGAACCTCCTTCAAATACCTAACAGCACTTTTTTGGAGTGTTCTAACTTCCTTTACGATACTTGTTTCAATTGCTCTAAGTTCGGCGAGACGAGCATTAATTGAAGCAAATTGGCTCTCAATGTCTTCCAAAGAAGAAACCGTTACCGCAGCAGTAGTTTCTTGAACTGGTACTGGGGTTGGTTCTGGGGTTGGTTCTGGAGTTGGAGCTGGAGCTGGATCTGGAGCTGGAGCTGGATCTGGAGCTGGAGTTGGTTCTGGAGTTGGTGCTGGCGCTTGGACTTGTGTCTTAGGTGAAGGTTTATTAGATTTCTTTTTATAAGGAGTGGCTTTAGTGGCTTTAGTGGCTTTAGTGGCAGGCATGGTTATAGTATATGATATACATTTATCCTTAAGTAGTTTTCTTTTCTATACCTAATTAAGGTAATATATTTAATAAACGCGGATAATTTAGTAATCCGTAGTGATACACCACAAACATATTATAAATTACTATTTGGTGTATATAAATTATTATATGGTGTATATAAATCATATATATCATAATTATATCCTTGTTTTCCATTAAAACTTGGATTATATAATAAAATTAAAAATATACCACACTATTATATATAATGATATACATAGTATTATTATTCATTCTTGTTGTATGTTGGACTATTAATCCATTTTTTAAAAAGATAGTAATGAATAAATTAAACCCATATGAATTTTTCCTAATAAATAATATTTTTGTTATGGTATTCTTATTTATCTATTTGGTGGGATTACAATATGTAAATAAACAAAAAAATATTGAAATTAAAAAAATGGTTGAATTAAATTCCAAGGAATTAGCATCATTGCTATTTGGGGCAATCATATCTCTCGCTAGTGGATTTATGTTTTTACATTTAATAAAAATGGATAATATAACGAGTATCGTTTCAATGTCCCAATCACTAACAATCATATTTTCACTAATAATTGGGTACATGTTCTTTTCAGAGAGTATAAACCCAAAAGATATATTTGGAATACTTTTAATTGTCTTTGGGATAACTGTTATAAAATATAAAAATAAAAATAAATAGTGTTACTAATAATTATTAAATTAATATTGAATCAACCACGGACACGCCTCTAAAACGGTTAAATTTACTTCCGATAAAGCAATTAATATATAGTAGCATCCTAATACACGGTCGTCTTTATTGTCTGAACTCGAAATCAATTTGTCCATTTCATTTAATATAATATCTTCTAAATCTCTTTTATCGTATTCGGTTAAATTTAATATATACTCTTTACTATAATTAAATATATTATTACCAGGAACGATTTTATTTTTTTGGTCATCACTAATCTGGCTCCTATAATTCCAAACATCTTCTAGGATAACGTATAATTTTTTAAGTTTTAAAAAGGTCAAATCGGTAAACCACCGTATTTGCGTTCCAGATGCGATTACTTCCAAAGAATCCATCTTTTGAAATATTCTCAAAAGTTTCTGGTTGAATTTTTGTTCCAACGTCATATTAGCAGGTTCATCAAAATATAGAGACTTATTTTTATTTAATAATTCTTTGCATCTTTTATCGAAACTATCAATTGTTTTACCACTAAATTCGGTTCGTGTATAAGGGTTTTGCTTTGTGCTACCAATTAATTTTTTAAATGACCGAACATCAAATCCATAGTGAAATCCATTTTCATTAACTACAAATAAATAGTCTTTATCAATCTCCACTATGGGTTCCAAACTATAAAAATCTTCTTCATTATTGATAACTATTGTTTTAATAAAATGTGCGTCTAATATTTCTATGAGTTGTTTTTTTTTCAGTCCCTTAATTGAAAGACCATAATTCGCGGCAATTTTTTTTAACTCCGCCACATAAATAAACTTTTTTTGTTCCTTTAATTCCATATAATGTTCTTTAGATATACTCTCCTCCGACAAGGTATTCATATCTATATTCTATATAATATTATAGAATTGTATTTTTTTCAAATATTAAAAAAAATTGAATTGTAAAAAACAACTTAAATTATAAATACTTATAACAACTATAACAACAACAACCTACAACACCTCCTAAAACAACTTTTATAACAATCATGGTTCTTCTCGCAAAAAACATTGATGTCTCAAACATTACCGTTTCTAAACCTAATGTTCTAGATAATGGTGCTAAACTTATTTATGTTAACTATACTGGTGAAAAGAAATTTAGAATTCAAACTCCTAAAATGGTTTTACCATTTGGACTTAACGCATATACTGAGGGTCCATTCCCAAAATATAGTGTTGAAATGTCCTACAGAGAAACAGATTCTACTGATGCCAAAGAAGTTAAAAACAATATGAAAATTAAGCAACTTCACGATAAGATGCTTGAAATTGAGAATAAATTGATTGATGTCGCAACCGAAAACGCTACATCGTGGTTCAAATTGCCAAAGGCTAAGGCATCTCGCGACATCATTCGTTCAAAGTTTCTTCCATCTATTGTTAAGGTTTCAATTGATAAAAATACTGGAGAACCTGATGGCAAATACCCACCTACTACAAAACTTAAACTTTACAATAAAAATGACAATTGGGGTGTGAAATTGTTTGATATGAATAATATGGAACCACTTAATGTTAATGACGCTGAAGGTCCAGATATGGAAAATGTATTAGTTCAAAATACACGAATGAAGGGTATTATTAGTTGTGTCGGTATTTGGATTGGATCAGGTACATTTATGTGTCAATGGGCGTTGAGTGAGGCTCAATTAGATGTTCCAGAACAAGCAAATGGAAAAAGTGGTTTTGTTCCTGATTCAGATGACGAAGAAGAATCCGAGGATGAAGAAGAAAACCCAAACGCATCAACTATGGTTCCCGATTCAGATGATGATGATGAACCACAAAATAATAAGGACCAATCACCGGAACCAAATATTCCACAAGAAACACCTGCGGCACCCAAGAAAAGAAAAATAGTTAAAAAGAAGGCATCGGTAAATGACGGTGAGTAAGTAAGTATTA